AGCAGTTTATAGACGACTGCTCAGGTCTATTAGCCACGAAGACTCAACTTCTGCCAACTCTCCACTCATAGGAGCATCCGTTGTAAAACCTTTTAAAGTCTTAGAGCGGAATGTTATCCATTATACTACTGAATTTCAATAGTTTTTGGTAGTTTGTCTTCTGGGATCTGCTTTTCAAGTCTAATGTCTAAGATACCATCCTTGAACTCAGCCCCTACAACTTCAACAAACTCAGGAAGAGTAAAGATATCTGTGAACTTACGAGCAGCGATGCCCTTGTGTAGATACTCCGCACCCTCTGGCAATTCAGCATCCTTCTTCTCGCCCTTGATTGTAAGTTTGCGATTGTCTAGCGATACTGAAACATCATCCTTAGAAAAACCAGCCAAAGCAAATGAAAGAATATACTCTTTATCATTTAGTTTTACCTGATTGTAAGGTGGATAGTTTGTTGTTGTTGTTACCTTCTGTAGATTTGAGAAGGTGTTAAAAAATGGATCATTAAAAAGATCCAGTGCTGTTTTTACCATGTTATTCCCCTTTCAAGCGAATAAGTTAATTTACCCCCCATTTGGGCAGGTATTAATATTATAGCATAAGAAATGAGCAGTTTACAGACTTACTCAGGTCCCCCAGGTAAAACCCTGGATCCGTACTCAGCAATAAAGTTACTTTAAAAGCAACTGCATGTATCATGACGGAATAGTTATATTATAGAGCCCTTTGTGACCCTCCGCCACCAGATGACTTCTTTGCAGGAGCCTTCTTAACAGCCTTCTTTACTACATTTGCAGTCTTAACTGCTTTATCTACCTCATCAACTGAAGGCATCTTTCCAAACGCCAAGTCATTAGGGTTGGCTGCTCTCATTACTACGGGCACAAGTGCTCCAAGTAGTGAGTAAGCAAGTGTTTGAGGATCAGTCACACCAGATGCGTACATTGCTGTTCCTGCTCCGATTACTGATCGTCCATATGACGCTAGTGCTGCTTTAATTTGTTCATTCATTTTATTCCTCCTAGGATATGAATTTTGTTAGTACTGTAAAACCAATCCATAGACCAATAATTCCTGCGACTCCCGCAAAAACTGGTGGTGCTGGTACTGGCAATTTGAATGCAGCAAATACTACGCCACACCCAAAACCTGTTAGTATTGATAATATAATATCTTTCATGGTGTATACCTTTCATTTCTCAATTGATCGTAATGCTTTAAGCATAAATCTATTATTCTTATTTCTGAAGATGCCCAAATTTTTTCAGACTGTTCTTTGCAGTCTTTTACTTCGCAGACTTGATAGCCAGCGTAAGGCAAATCTTTAGGATTTTTTAATTCTATCACTACTCTAGTTTACCATAGTCTTCAGGAAGAAGCCCCTTTAGTTCTTTATAGGCAGAAGAGATCTTCTTCATTGAATAGTAGTGAGGATACGCTGAGCCAACAACCCCATACTCGTCAAAATATTTTATTTCTGGCTCAATATCTTTAATAAACTTACCAATCGTACTCTGAACATCCTCTATGTAGGTATATGACCAGTCACGAGATTCTGACAAAAATTTTATAAAATCATCTTTTGCCTGTTGTTCATTATCTTGTTTTTCATTAAACTCTTCTACAAAAAACTTTGAAGCAATTTCAAGATCTATTTTTGTTTGAGCAACAAGAACCTTGAGTTTTTTATTTTCAAGCCAGAAGTGTGAAGATGAAAAAAAAGAAAAAAGAAACAAAATAAGAAATATTAAAGAAACAATAGTGTTAATCATTTAAATCCCTCCATACATAATAGTCTAAACTTCCATCTCTAGGAAACTCATCATCAAACCATATCTCTGAGTTACTGTTCATTTGGATTCCAACTTCCAATGATCACTGTGCCTTGGCATCTATCACATACATCGTAAACGTTTAAAGTAAATGGACATTTAGATATTCTGCTTTTGTGTCCAATTATTTTACAAATAATTATATTCTTAATCTTCTTTGCCTCCTTCACGAACTAAGAGTACAATTGCTCCGTTGTCTTCTAGGGCTTTTTTTGCACGAACCATATATTCTACTGCTTCTTTTCTTTCTTCACCAGAAAGGCTCATAAATTGTTTTTCACTTGCCTTTACTGTTAAAAAGTTGTCATGATCTACTATTTGAAGTTCAAAATTCTTTGGTCCTCTAAGTGATCTAAAGGCTCTTCTCATTGAATCTGTATACATTACTATTCTCTCTTCCAATGTAGGTAGGACTTAATATAAACAGCAGCATAGGCTAATGCACTAAATATAAAACCATACTGATCTGTATTGATAGCATAAGCAATCCAAAGTACTTCATTAAACAATAACACATACCATCCCCAAATGGTCTTACGACCAACAAAGAAGATGCCTGTAACGCCAATTACGGCTAATACCCATGAAAACATTATGAAGCCTATCTATTAGATATCTATTGTATCAGATACGGGTAGTCTGTGCAAATCCCCGCAGGAGTGTACATTAATTCATTACTATCTAATCTAAGATCAACCTTAATAGAATTACTTCCAGTTGCCTTACCTGGATAGGTCCAGATGTATCCGTTACTTGTTAGTGTGAAGTCATCTTGTTGGTGCCAAAAGAATCTTGCTGTTGGCTGCTTATTAATAAAATGATCTAAAGCATTGAAGTCCTTGCAATGAAACCAAGCCTTATCTCTGATCTTGTAAAACTCTTCTGGTGAAACAATGTATTGTGGCTCATCATGACCAAACCATATTGCATTTTGATGCCACCAAACATCTACCTCTACATCATAACCCTGTGCGATTGCATCAAGTAAGTAGTCTGGGCGATTTTCCAATACTGGAACTGGCCCCATCACATTACCACGGTGTGCTATTTTAATCATGTTATCTCCCTTATTAACTTTCGTACGGGATTGTTATACCCATAGTCTACCTTATGAACTAAGTATACCTGATCTATATTCTGACTATCTGTGAAAAACGAAGAAAATTTATTTATTTCCCCGCTTAAAATCAACTTTAGGTCTTCTATAGATAGGTCCCAATAACTAATTATACCAGGATAGTCCTTTACTTTTTCTGAAAAATACTTGGCTACAGTGGGGACTATAAACTCTTCATAGCAATGACCCTCTCTATTATACAGAGGTGTGCACTTTATCATTTCATACATTCTGTTTGAAATTGTTTTACTAAAAGAAATACCCTCTACCAAAAACTTTTCAATGTCATTATTAAAAAAGGTTTTTTCTTCTTCAGTAAAGACATCCATTTTTGTATTTAATGCGTACTCCATTGCATCTCTTTTTTCTTTTGTTGGCGTTGGCATACAAGCATCAACTCCATCTAAATATTCTTCTATCCCATGTCTAATAAACAACATCTTAGGATAAAATATAATCTCATAATCAAAGCCTATGCTCTTGCTTATTAGCAGGTCATGGTTTGAAACCAATGCTTTTATTTTTGTACCCCATTGACCATGAGCATATCTGTTAGGATTAATATAAACATTATTTATAGAAGAAAATCTATTGAAATCAAAATCATTAAAATCAGGTGACACATGCAAAACAATCACAGGATCTTTTACAAACTTTTTAATATTAAGAATTAAATCGCCTACAACATCTGGATCTTTATAGACCAAACAATTAAAAAATATCTTCATTGTTATTTATTTGATAGATAGTAATTAAGGTCTTCTGGAGTTCCAATGCCCCACATCTTATTAACTGTGGTTGTATAAACTTGCTTTCCATCTCCAATAGCCTCATTAAAAACAGGGCAAGTATAGAACTCACCATTTACTCTGATATCTTTTTCAATCATCTGCTCTGCATACTTTACGAAATCAGATCCGTGCTTCCAATAATAAATACCAACAGTAGCCAAATCACTGATTGGTTTTTTCTCTGCTACTTCAGACACCAGCCCAGCGCTATCTGCTTTTGCATAAGACCATTTTGGATGGGTAGAGTTGAAGGTGGCAATCCCACCATCGGCGTTCTTAGAAATTAAACTATATAAAAACTCTCTACTATTCCAATCAAGAATCTGGTCTGAGTTTGCAGTAACTAATGGCTGCTTGTTATTAATAAAATCTTTTGCCATAAGAGCAGTAACTGCAGCGCCCTCAGTAACACCATCCACCTGAACTATATTGCAGTTAGGGGTTATTAGGTTTAGTAAATAGTATAAGTTGTACTTCTCATAGTGATCTTTTTGTACGATATATGTGTACTTTGCTTTTATACCCAGAC